AGGTCCGATATCGCCCTTATCGCCTTTGAGTCCTTGAAGACCTTGTAATCCCTGTTCTCCAGTCTCGCCCTTTTCGCCTCTATCACCGTCTTTGCCATCAATGCCGTCACGTCCGGATTCTCCATCAGCACCGGCAATTCCTTGTTCGCCAGTATCTCCTCGATCTCCTTTGTCGCCTTTGACACCCTTATCTCCTTTCGGACCCTGCTTTCCGTCTAGACCCGCAGGACCACGTATAGTTTCGACTTCACTTATGATGTCAAACCATTTTTCTTCTAACTGTCCTATCCGCTTTTCCGTATGTACTACTGCAAATGCAGTAGAAATTTTATCAATTTTGCTCATTGAGTTTTGCCATGTATCTGGTAAGTTCTTCAGTTAGTTCATCTTCGGAGGACGGAATGTATCTTTCTTTCTTTTGTTGTTCTTTTTCTTTCTTTTTCTTTTCGTCTTCAGCACTTTTTTGACGTTCTATTTCTGATTTAACGGGTTCACCATTAACTTTAATATCAACAGACTGTGTTGCGGGTGCCGAGGCTTCATCGGGGACAAGCGCGTCTTCTTCGCCTTCTTCCGGTTCGTCCTCTTCTATTTGTTTCTTCATATCCTCAATATCTGCATCAGATAATCTTAAAACATTTTTCCAAATCCATTCTTTCGAAACATAATCACCTACAAACTGAGTTGCTTCTTGCATCAGTCCGAATCGTTCCCGCCAAAGATCTGCTTCTTTCAATTCAGTAAAGGCATTGTCCTTGATATAATCAACAACAATATCGTTCTTCCACTCATCCCAATCTTGCGGCGTGATAATACCTTTTATTATCAACTGTTTCTTAAGAATTTCAAGAAACAAGTGGGAAAATCTCATACGTAAACGATCAATGAATTTCTGAAACTTAACTTCGTCTCGTGTAATTTCTGTACTTCTTCCTAAAGAAAACTGAGATTCTTGTTCCAACCTATTGACCGGCACATTCAAACTACGATATAATCTCTTTTGAAAATAAAGTATATCATCAATCTGACCAAGATTATCACCACCCGGAAGTGTAGAGATTTCGGTTCCTTTCCCACCTTCTCTACGAGGCAACCAAAAATCTTCGAGCATAGACATATGCTTGCGATCATCTTTGAGTTCGCCAGTGGATGCATCGTACACTAACTTGTTACGATACTTAGTCATGATATCTTTCATGTACTGTTCTGCTTTACCGCGAGGTAAATTACCAACATCAATGTAAAAGATTCGACGTTCGGGTGCACGAGCAAGACGATAGATGACTAGAGAGTCTTCCATCATACGTAATTGGTTAATAGGTTTAAGTGCTTTATGTAAGTGAGAGACTACTTTCTTTTTATATTCATCTAAAAGACCACTTGACACATAAGAAATGGAGTCTGTAGAAAACTTAACAGCACTTGCTTGGGCTCCTGGTTTTTCTTCGTAAAGATAAAACTCGTCTATCTCGTCTACAATCTTAACATCTGTTGCCGGATCTTTTTTGTACTTAACATTACGCATCTTTCTAATTTTAGATGCATCAATCTGTCGTATTTCTTGAATTCCTGCTTTTAAATTTGCTTCGTTAACTACCAAATGATGGTACAATCTTCCATCAATGTACCATGATCGGAATATATCATGCCCCAACTCATTGAAATTCAACATCCCAACAATATTATCGAACTCTTCAGTCAACAATTTCTTTATCTTATCAGGCACTTGCACCTTGTCCAAAACTAATTGTACTGATGATTCTAATTCAGATGCAGAAATTGCCTCGTTTACAATCTCTTCGACTGCCATATCAACTTCTGAGTTGACTGCTACGCCTCGATATCTCAAAATTAACTGATGATTATCTTTAGAACTGATTTCACCATCGACATTGAGATAATGTCCATAGTGTCCTGCCATAGTGCTAACATAACCAGCACCATCAGGATCCGTGGGCGGCACAACAGACGCAAGTTTCTGTTTCACTGACCCTTTATTGGATTTTTTAAGTTCAAACCCAAAAAGTTTTAATATTGTATCATCTGCCATGAGTTGTCCTAATATGTAAATAAAGGGTGCCCGTAGACACCCTGTTATTTAGACGTGAATTAACTCGTCGTATTTGATTCCCAATATTGAATAGCAAAGGTAACTTCGAAGGTTTCCAGTGCATCAACGGTATCATAATCTAACGTGATAGCACCAACACTTGTTGGAAAACAACCTCGAAAGTTATATCGTTTCAATACAGTACTGTCACGATCTAACTGATCAACTATGAGGTCCGACTGATAATCGACGGGATTGCTGAATCCAGTATTAGCAGAATGCGAATTGATTCCGTTTAACCATCTTTCCATGGGATCTCGAATTGCAAAATCGGTATCGTTAATGATAGTAACGCTCCAATCTTCAAATACACGATCTCCTGCAATCTTTAACTGCCTGCCCCGAAAGGGTACCGTTAGTACACCTGTCGTGCTTGCCGGTAAGGCTGCAGCCTTACAGAGGAATGATGTCAGTTCGACATCACCCCCAGCATAGGAAGGAAAGTTAATAGTTGCGTTAAACAGATTCGGTCTAGCACCACCACCACGCAGTTTAGATTTAAAGTCATCGACTCCTAAAATTGCCATTGTTTATTTCTCCTTAGACCGTGCCGACAACTTCATCAAAGTCAACACCCGTTCTAACTGCCACGAAATTAAGCGTGATAAAGTTAATTGAACGTGCTGGTTTGATAAAGCAAGAAGCAATGAATCGGTTAGCATCAATCACTGCCGCAGTGTTGTTTGTTTCGTCACAAACTACCCTGAAATCAGTAATACCTCTTCTCCCTTGAATTTCCCTCAAGAAAGGTTCTACTATGTTAACAAATTCTGCGCGAGTAAACTCATCGTTGAATTCGAACAGTACATTTGCGGCCGCCGCCTTAATGGCGCGTTCGATTACAAGGAACAACCTACGAACGTTAATGCGATCAAATGCACTTGGGCGAGACTCTTTAGTCTTGTCGCCATATAAAATAATCCCTTGTCCCGGAAGGTTTACAATCGGATTAACACCAACTTTATATAGAGTATCTCTTGCATTTCTATTAGCATTCCATGCGAGAGATGTTACCCCAAAGTAATTACCACGCCGTTGTCCGGCAGGAGAGAACCATGGTGCAGACACTTGATCAGTTAACGCGAGAAGACCCGCTGTAGAACTGGCGGCAGGAATGAAAACATACTGGTCATTGTACTTGTCGTAAACTTTTAAAAAGTTGTTGTCAAGTATCAAGTAACTAGAAGAAGACAGTTCGTTCGAGAAAGTTTTAATTGCATTAACAATCGCCGTGGGATTTGCTTGATTCAGCACGTCATCTCTACAGGGACTTGAAACTACCACGCAGTCTTTTCTCTGACTACTAGCAATTCCTGTCAAGTTAGCAACAACCGTTTTCTGTGCAATTCGACTAGTCATACTAGGGGCAATTAAAAAATCAACCGTAATAGTTTCGGGATCTTCGAAAGAATCGAAACCAGTATCAACATCACCCTCGTCTAATACGTTGCTTGCAACCCCACCTGACAAACTTGAAGTTTGTACAGAAGTTGTTACTTGAGTGAATCCAGTAGATACATTCCCTAATTCTGAGAATGATGCGAGATCTGCTGCACGAACGTAGTTAGATTTAGCATTTAAAACATCTAACACATAGTTAGATGAACCGTCTGCGGTCTTGGCATCACCCGCCAAAGAAGCATAGGGAAACGTTTCAAGGATAGTGCCTGGAATTCCAGTAAAAACACCGTCTTCATCGATAATGGCTACGTGAACTTCGTCATTACTACCACCGAGATCAGACACATACTGTGACGTTCCGGGTGCACCATCAAACTCTGCAAACACATTAGTAGTACCAATAACCCAACCATCAAAAGATGCATCACCACCCGATACTGGGCAGAATGAAACCTGTAAACTATTACCTGCCGTACCAGCATACTTCGCAATAATTTGCTCTGCGTTGAGACCAGATTTATCTGATTCCCATGTTTCTGCATTTTTAACCAGAACACCGTCTGCGTTAGTAACCGCAGTTAAAGTGGCATTACCTGCTTCACTGTCAGTAACCGTAGGTACTCCAGTGTAACCGCTGCCCGTGTCTGTAATGGTGATAGATTTAATACCTACTGTGACTGTTACATCAAGTGCATTGTCTCCACCGCCACTCGTATTAATTGTAGTATGTCCGGTTAAGGAGTCCAGAGTTCCAGAAAAGGAACCTCCGCTACTGAGTGAAACTGAAGTTACAATACCACCCGGATCGACTGCAAGTACTGTACCTGTAGCATTAGTACCAGTTCCTAAATCGATTTCGAATGTATCGCTGACCGCATAACCTGTACCACCATCAGTAGGAGTACCGGTGATGCCTTTGATTTCCATTGCTGCGGTTGCTGCTGCACCTGCACCACTGCCACCGGTGAAACCAATGGTTGGAGTGTTGGTGTAGTTGTTGTTAGTTCCTGCAACTGTAACCGAAGCTACAATACCTGCACCCGCAATAGAAGCATTCACTGCTCCTTCTTGCGTTCGAACAACATACAATGTACTAGCATATTTTAAAAAATATGCCGCAGATAGAAAGTCAATTGATGTAGCGTCTGAGTTTAATGCGGGAGATCCAAATGTTTCCGCTAAAGCTGCTTCGTTAGCAACTAGAACCGGTTGTTCAATTGGTCCCCAATTAAAGTTCCCCACGAATGCCCCAGTAGAAGTATCAACTGCCGGGACTACACCCGTAAGATCAATTTCCTTTACTGTGATATTAGGAGACGCGAATTGATTTGCCATAATCGTGTCCTTTTCGTTTACCTATGATATGATTTCATAATACGGTTAGATTCTCAATGCTTTTATTTATAAAAAATTAAAAATCAGGATCATAAACTACGGACCAATTACCTCTTTCTATGTCTTCTTGTGACAATATTTCGTTGATCGCATCGGTACCATCATCGATGTATCCAAAGGGAACAATGTTATTTTCTATTTCTTCCATTCGATTGGCAAACATCATTTCTTTTAGATTGATGTCTGTCATGTCAGAGAAAAACTGAGTGGTTACGAAGTACCCCAGCATAACTAAATTCATAACCAGATCGTCATGATTTCCATCGGATGCCTCATAAGACTGTCCTTTACCTACGAAAGTAGACACTTCAAGAATAGTCTTTTCATCAACAAGTTCTAGTTTGTTGGTCTCCAAAAGATCTTTAAACCCCGAACAACCAAGACGCTTGGTTTTTCGATTCATTTCTACCCCAATGTGGGAAGACTTTACTGCGGAAGATACATGGGTATTTTCGTATTCAAGATCATGATAAAGACCATTACATACTACCCCACCCTGATCATTTGCTTCGACAACCACATAAGCATTATTGTAGACAACAGCGTACTTATATATAATATTAGGGAAGAGTATTGGAGAAATAGTGTTGTTCCGATACACAGCCACTTGACTAAAAGGGCGTGTCGTAATGTCAATAACAGTGAACGTAGAATAGTCCTGACCTCTTCCTTTCGAGACATCAACGGTCATGATGTACTCGTGGCTCGGCCGAGTTTCTGAATAGATGGACAATAGACCGCCCTCTAAGACCCGCAGAGGCGCTTTTGCTCGTAATGACATTAGCGTCTCTGCATTTATTAAAGTGTCGCCTGTTCCAAAGAAAGTGTTGCCAAATTCTTGGTCAAACTGTAGTTGGGAAGTGTTTGATATGGTCTCTGTTTTCCATTTCTCATCTCGTCCCGGCACATCCCACCAATCGACTCTGAATGGTTTGTATTCGTTTATTCCTTGATTTGCACCTTCCCAAATTTTATGGTAGATATTACCAATCCCATTGGCAGTCGAGGTTATGATAACCTTAGTATCTTTACCGGCAGAGACTACGGGGTAGGTTGAAGTGTAGAATTCAGATGCTCGCTCAACAAAAGCAAACTCATCGAGATAGAGCAGATTGACAGACATACCACGAATAGAACTCCCAGAGGTAGAAGCAGCAACAATCCTAGAGTTATTAGAAAAATCGATAGAACCCTTATTGAGAGTCTTACAACCAGGTTGTAGAAAGAATGGCAAATTCTCAAGCATGAGCGTGATACGTCCAAGCATTTCTCGTGAAGTGGAACCTTTGTTTGCGAGGACTGCGATTGTTTTTTCAGGTGTGAAAATTGCGTACCAGAGAAGATAGGCGACTGACGAAATTGATTTGCCAGATTGTCTGCAAGCAAGTACAATGTTAAAACGATTATCGTTAAAAGATTTGAACATACGTTCTTGATAGGGATAAAGATTAAAAGGAACAAGTCCCCTATCCAACGAAATAATTTTGAGATAGGTTTCCGCAAAATAAGCGGGACTATCCATACATTTTTTATATTCAAGAACCTCGTCCTTTGTCCATTCTTGAACTACACCGTCTTTCTTTACCAGATGATTGTATTGATAGGTATCATTTGACATTCGTATTGCTTGAGTCATCTTGTTCAATCACCTTTGCTTCATCTTTTAATAATCGTTGTAGATCAGTAGTGCTTCCTAAAAAAACATTGTTGTTTGTAATTTGTTTTGTTTCAACTTTTTCCGGTAAAGTAATATCTTTATGTTTTTTATTTAGATCCATAAGTTTATCAGTAACGTCTGCTACATTCTTTATCATACCAGATAAGACTTCGAATGCGCGAGGATGTTCTGACTCACGTGCCACTTCAATCATAAGATCAAGACCCCGCTTACCACCCTCAATCAACTCTAAGTAAGTGTCCCGAGAGGTCTCGTAATCTTTACTAATGTTTGGATTTTCATCTTTCATAAGTTTTTATACTTTAATTGTTATCTATGCGCTGTGCTGCTTCAAATCCAGCAGTCAATACAGTCGTTCCTGTACCAAGAACTCCTGAATACTCCTTGATAATAAACTCAATGTAGATAGGTGTAGTAGTGCCTATTCCTGTCAACTGGTTAGGTGGGACTGCCGCAACATCACACTTCAACTGAATTTTAATATCTTCATCCATTTGAAACCATGCTGGGTTCGTATCATCTTGTTCCCATTGAACATTAGTCACCCCTGCTTCGTTACCGTTTAAATTCGTTGTTCCTTTGAACAGGAATATAGTGTCGTAACCGCTAAAATTAACTGGCGAATTCGGGAAATCACTAGATCGTGTAGTATTGCCAGGTAATCTGGTGCTCTTAGTATTGTCTAGGTAACAATTCACTTGGATTTGATAATCATCACCAAAACCTGCAACATGTTCAGATGCATCTACCCAGTTATCACTGGCTATAGCAGGAGTAACACTGTTTGTAACTACGGTTCCTGTACTGAAATTATCAATAAAAGAGTTTGCAACTGTAGCATCACCGTTATTAAATAAAGTGACTTCGGTAAATACCTGACCTCCGCCTGATGCACCATCTAAGTCTATATCAGTAGATGTTGTTGCAAAGGCAAAATTGATAACTACTGGATCATCTGCCACAGTAATCGTTGCAGTGGTTGCTACTTCAGTTCCGCCAGTCACAGCATCAAACAATTTACCAGTAAATGTTTCACCATCATCTACACCGTCTGCGCCTCCTGCTCCCGCAAGTGTCACATCAACAGTGGCAGGAGAGAATGATGTTCCATTCCATGTAACAGTAGTTCTTGCAGTTGGGGTATTGCCAGGAGGCACTGCCGTAAAGTCAGCATTAACCGTTGTACCATGAGTGATATCGAAGTAATATGTTTGTGCGGCAGATCCTGCTGCTTCACCGAAGGTAAAGGTAACGGTATCACCTTCTGTGGGTGACGTAGTATTGGGCGTAACAGTCGGAGCATTTGCAGGAATACTTGTGTCGTTAACTTCAAGTGTGGCACTCGGTCCACCTGTTGCGGTAGCATTCGAATCGGTTGCCGCAATAGTTACTATAAAGTCTTCAGGATTCTCATTGTCTACTGCAAGATCGGCAATTGCCCGAACCCAGAATCTAAAGTTACCATCCCCTGCCCGAGTGATTGTTCCGAAATTTTGAGTCAAGTCAGCAAATCCTGCAACAGCGCTGGTGTATGAAATTTGTAGATCCGGTCCAATATATTCAACACCACCGGTAGCATTTGATGTCCAATCAACAGTTACGCCGACTCCAACATTGGAGGCAAGTAATTCGAACTCTGCCACTGTTCCATCTTCATCTATGGATGTGGGTGAAACACTAAATGCACCATAAGAGGGTGTAGCATCAGTAACTGTGATATCCACTTGAGCAGGGACAGAACCCTGCCCGTAGACTGCTCCTGTTCCCACAAATTCAATAGTCCCGTCTCCGTTTACTGCTGGATCTGCCGTTGAACCAATAGACAATGTTACAGTACTAACGCCTGTTGCCCCAGGATCTGCAATACCAAACTGACCGGCAGTGATTGCATAATTACCTGCCGTTACCCTTGAGTCTCCGTTGTCGGCAACCGCCACGATAAGATTTTCATAACTTGCGCCACCGGCAAGTGTTGCAGTGTATTCTACTTGCAATAAACTACCTTCAGTGACCGATGAAGAGACTGCAGCTGCCGTATAAGATATGGTTTCATCAACAATGGTTATTGTGCCAGTATCTAAATTGTTAGCATATGGTCCTGAACTGGCGCATCGAACGATTAATCCAGCAGGAGACCCGTTGATCGTAGGAACATCTGAACCAAGTACGAGCGTAAAGTCTTGGTTTCCTGATGTAGCATGAACACCGGTATCCGTGTCAGTTGTTCGAGTATCACCATTGATGAAAGAGTAGGTGATGGTCTCACCTTGAGCAGATCCTGAACTAACCATTCTACCGTAAATAGTGTCACCCTCGTTAAAGGAGGTGGATGCTACAGTTCTTCCTGCATCAGAGAACAATGTAACAGTGTCGAAGTCGGGCGCTACCTCATTGTCAGTAATCGTGGTCACCCCACTCTGTGTCGTTGCGGCACCGGTGTTGGCAGTATGGAAGTTACCTTGAAGTGTTTTATCTCCATCCGGAATCGTATCATCTAAAATATCAATGGGTATGTTAACCGATGCCCCGATACCTGTAACACTGCTTATTTGTTGATTGGTAACTGTAAAGGCAAGGCGAGATCCTGTAAGAGGTGATGCCCCACCATTGAATTCAACCTCTGCTGTTCCAGTACCGGTTGTCCAGAAGTAATAGGTACCATCTGCAATGTTAGATGTGTTTGCACCTAAATCATATGTTATGGTTGCTCCTGATTGTTCTGTTACGGTGGTATCTGATACTACCAATTCATAAACTGGAGCAGCATCACTGAGAGTAAATGTGGTTGAATTACCAACAACGACACCATTTACTTGAACATTACCTGTAACGACTCCCTGTAATTGCCGATCTCCTGCAATATCAAAACTGAATGTTTTGGAGACAGTATTCATGCTACCCGAGTTTGAACCCGCATCAGCATCGGTAAACTGTAAATTGCTTACCCGAGAATCCGATGCAATACCACCAGTAAAGGAGAGTGTCACCGCTTCACCTATGAATGCCGGAGTGAATCCGTTAGGATGTGCAGTTGATATAGTTCCTGTCACTACAACAGTACCTGACATGTCTTCGGTTTCAGCATAGGAATCTAATACTACTGTATAAACTGGTAAGATGTTTCCTATAGTAAGAACCGAAGTACCGATCAAACGATTCCTAGTAATACTAGGACCATCGTAAATATGTACGTTAAATACTTCGTCTCCTTCCGCATAATCATTGTCATCAACAAAGGTAAAATCAAATGATGCTGTGTTTTGACGTAAAACTATGGGAGTTAGGTTATTAGAATCTAAATTAGGGGGCGTGGTAAAATCGCCAACTTCTGCGGTAAGTAATTCCACGTAATAAAATAGATTAGTGTAACTGGGAGGCGCAGGAGGCGTTAACTGTGTCTGTTGAATTAATACTGTATATGTGCTGCCTTCTGGCGTTGTAGTTCCGGAACTCACAGTGTATACCGGCGAATTATAAAATTCAATATCTGCTCCTGTTGCGTCTTCTGCCGTTTCGGAGTTGGCAGTCGATTCAAGTAACACAGAGGAACCAAGGTACATGCCTGCTGGATGTACAAAAAGTTTATAGATATCTTTCCATTTATCAACGGGCAAAGAAGTTTTGATTAACAATGCAAAGGTTTGATATAACTTATCGTCATGTAAAAACTTTAAACTGTCTGGTCCAATAAAACTGGATGTCGTGCCGATCTTAAATATATCATTTTTAGTGTAAAATATTTCAGGATCGATATCGTAAAAGGATCGAAAAAACCACTCGATAGAGTATCGAGAACCTTTTGTTCGAAAAAGAATACTAGAGAAGTTTGCCGCAGCTCTTTTATCAGGGAATCCTTGATAATAACTTTGTCCCAATAAAAGTTCGTCTTCTATAAAATCAAGAAGGGCAATATCGGTTTCCGTAATGTCGCGAGAAGAAAACAAATGATACAGCAGTTCTGTGGTCTCATTGGTTTTTTCAAAGTCATAATATCGTTCGAGTAATCGAATAAATTTAGGATATGATGCGCCAAAATATTCCGGTAGAACCTCTTTAATTGCAGGGTCTTTTAGGTTAATATTTCTACGATTTTTGTCTGTGGATCCGTTATGCATAATTCTATTTAGGTCACGTTTATAGTGACTTCAGCAACCTCCGATGATTGTGCCGCTTCGGTTGGTATGGCACGATATTCCCACGTGACGGATCCAGTGAACGACGCGTCCGGAGGTGTCCATCGAAATGTTCCAGCAAGAGAATCTATGATAGTAACAGTACCCGCGATCGGCTGCGTTTCCACAGCGTGTGTAATAGTTCCAGTGGTCTCAAAGGTATCGTTAGCAGAAACATTCATAACTAAAGACGTTCCATCATTGGACCAGTTGAACACATCATCTACTGCATCACCATCTGCTGAAGAGACGGTTACTGTAATATCGAATTTTTCTGTAACGTTCTGTCCTACATCAGTTGCAATCTTGAATGTATCGGTCCCAAAGAAATCTGCATTGGGAGTGTATGACCATGCTCCAGTTGTTCCTACAATAGTGCTTACACCGAAGGACGCGCTGTCACCAGACTCAATAGAGAAAGGAGAACCGATCACATCTCCCGCAGAATCATATATAGGATTCAGAGTGTTGGACAGTTTAAATGTTCCAGTACTTGCCGGACCATCTTCTGTTGTAGTGCCTGTGATACCGGTGGGTTGATTAGCAAGACAATTAATAAATGTTAATAAATCATTGGTACCCATGTTATAGAAGTTAGTTGTAACATCAAGAATAGGACCAGTTGCAGTCGGCACACCTTTATATAAAGATATCTTCATCTCGAAATCAAGGGTGTAAATAATAGTTCGTCTATTTTCTAATGCGCCTTCGTAGTCATCCGAATATGTCACGCCGTCTAGTTTGATCGGAACGTCTTCGAGGAAATCGAAATCGTCCAAGGGCTTGATTGTTACGTTGTACTGTGGAGTGAAGTAAGGGAGAATCTGTTCGACTACCTGCAAACAATCGTCTTGGCTCCTACCATACACATGTAATTGAAAACTGAGGTTATAGGGAACCGGATTGTAGAGTTGTTGGGCAGTGGATGCTCCAGTACTTGAAGGTACTGTTCTTGAAGAAATTTTAGGTAATTGCCGTGCCGCATCATAGGTAAATGCCACAATTTCAAAGGACATACGAGGAAGTTTAATAGCAATCTGTCTCTCTTGATTTTCCCCCATTTCCATTTGCGAAATGCGAGAAACAAAATCTCTCTTAGGAGCATAAGACAAAGGTACTTTTATTTGACTAATAGTTTCGCCGCTACTATTTTTTCTTACGACACTGATATTATTAAACAACGTGCCAAAGACGGCAGTTGCTTTTCTAATTCTTTGGTGATAAAACCATTCGCCTAACATTTATGGATCTCCGAATGGATTAGTGTCAGAAAAATCTAAGAGACCGGCAGCAACCGTTTGAAATTCTAAGTTCTGAGATTCGTTTGTGGAATTCTCAATTTGTTCTGCCACGGCAATTGGTCTTGCCGTGGCTCCGGAAGATAATCCTACAATAGAATCTACTGTATTAAACGAGTGGTATAGTCCGTCTGACGCACTGAAGTTTACAACACTCAATACTCGTGCAAGAGGATTCCCTGCATCATAGGCAGTAACATCTGCACTCAGTGTATAACCAGATGTTACCTGAGTCACTTGCTCCCCTACTTCAAATATTGGTGTTCCTCCGAAAATTCCAACCGAAACATCATCGAATGTCAAGTTGTATGTATAACCAAACTTCTCTACGTTATCTATGGTGTCTACACCAGTATCGAAATCTTCTCCACTGTATTCGAACAGTTCACAACTGAGACGAAATACTGGAAGATTTTTCAATTGATAAAACGGAGTTTCGTCGAAGACTTTGGTAATTTCAAAAATAGAACCAGATAGAGGAAGAGAAATTAAATCGCCTTCTCGGGGTCTGAAGAATTTTTTACCTTCCGCATCGGGATCGTTCTCATAGGGTGCAATAGATTGTAACCATCTTCGCCGTGCAACAACAAAGGTTGCTTGTGAACGAATCTCAACACCGAACTTCGCAAACAAATCGCCCTCACCATCAAACCCTTCCAGGTTCTCAATATACATTTCAATTTTATAAGCATTGTCGAATCGTGCAGAAGATTCGTCTTTGAATATATCGTCAATATTAATTGAATCCCGAGGCATATAGTAAACATCTTGCCCATACATTTTTAGACTCTCAACAATTAAGTCTTCGTATAGAAGTTGCTCACTTCGTGCACCTTGCTTGAAATATAAATTAGTAGCCATTTTTTAACCCACGAAAAAATCTGGCGGAAATTCATGTTCCAAACGCATTTTCTCTTCTAGTTTTTCTAATTCGGCATTTGCCTCTTCCATCATTTGCCTACCATTAACTGTTACTCCGCCCGGAAGTTGCATCCCATCAAACTTAGACATGTTAGTTCCCCATGAATGTTTGATCTGTGCAGTTAAAAAATTCTTTACGAACATATCGTTATAAACAGATGGGAAAGTAACTGGATCAACTACCGTATAGACTTCTGCAACAACATAATCATCGACATTAAGATCGCCATTACTCCACTCGCCATATATGTACAGTCGATCTTGTCTACGTGAAAAATTAACTTTGGGCGTACCACTTAAGACACCGTCAAGAAATTCAAGATACTGTTGCATCTGGTAGTAATAAGACATACCACCCGCAAAGTTCATGAAGTCTCCCATAGAATTTAACATCATTTGATATTTGATATCAAACATGTTGATTGTAGAAAAGGTTGGATTGATTGGTAAAACCGTTGACACATATAAGATATTAGAACTGATGGGAATGTATCCATTGTCTTTATCTGCTTGTGTAACTTTATGTTTTAAGTACGTTCGATAGGTTGCATCAGAATGAAATTCCTGATATAATTGTAAAGTATCGTCAACTTTATCTTCAATTTGATCTACATCTACGTTTATCTCGATGACAGGATCGCCTAGTCTTCGAAGACAGAAATCTATCAATGTTTGTCTTGAGTTGGGAGATGCCATTGTTTTTAACCTTCTACCTTATCTTGAAGTAATTTATACATTGCTGCGAGTTCGGTTCTGTTCTTGGTTTTCATTTTAACAAAAGGAACCTTACCTCTTTTTGATCCACGATTCTTTTTCTTCTCTAGCATCAGGGTCTTTTGCGCTTGTCCTCTACTAGTATTTCTTTTGCTTCTAGAAATGTGGTTCTCATTATGCATTATTTATACGTTCCCCCAGAGCACTGCGTCTGCTGAATCGTAAATAACCAGATTTGTTCCTGCGGCATCTTGTAGTTGAACGCCTGATTGCAACTGTAATTTATCTGTTTGAACTGTTAAACTACCATCAACCGTGGTGGAGTCAAGTGTGGTGAGACCACCTACTTCTAAGTTGCTCTGTGTCGTAAATTTGGATTCAAGACCGTCCCAGACAAATCGACCAGTTCCAAAAACGTCTTTAAACTCTATTCCTGCGAACCGACCCGTCGATTGAAGTGTAATTGGATAATCAAAAGGGTAAAGTACCGAAAGTCTTCCAGTGATATTAGCACTATCATTAACCGTGAGTGTTCCATCAATCGTGGTGGAGTCTAGTGTGGTGAGACCATCAACATTGAGATTACCAGAGGTCTCTAAATTAGCAGCAGTTACTGTATTATCAAATACTGCCGCACCGTCTTGAGTAAATGATAATGCATCAACCGGACTGCCAAGATTTTCAGATCTAATAATTAATTTATTGAGGTTGGCGGAGCCAGTTCCTTGATAAAAAAATCTCCAACCATAACCAGTACCACCACCGTGATTACCTAAATAAATGGAAGCATCTTCACCATCTAAACCACTACCTCCAATATAAAGTATATCTTCGGTTTGTGGAAAGGTGTTTCCATCCGCTACTACTAGTTTACCGTCAACATTTAAATCAGAAAAAACGTCAATGCCTTCTGAATCTCCAGCGCCGATACGCATTTTCTCATATAGAGAAGCATAACCTGTTTGATTACCTCTAGTCCAAAAACCTAATCGTGTGCCTGCTTGTTCACTTCC